GTGTGCACTTTGTTAAAAAAATAACTTTTTAAAAAATTGTGCAAACCTGTTGACAAATAGCGGTACGTATAGTATAATAAAGACAGTTAAGAAAGGTACACAAAAAACATAGGAAAGGAGAATGTAGAATAATGTATAAGATTATTCATAATGAGTCTATGGGATACGCGTTATTTGTGTATAATTACGAGGCTCAAATGTGGCAACAAGTTACAAAATGGTATAGGTATTTAGGGAACTTAAAGAGATACGCTAATATTTAGAACGATAGGTAAATAATATGAACAAAGCAATGAGTAAATATTTAAAGGCATTAACACAGCGAACAAAGTTAGCAAGGGTGAACTATGCAAAAGGGAGAGGTATTGACGCGTGGAAACAATATTTTGACAGTTTGTCGGCAATACAGTATGTAATGATTTATGATACTGAAATTACATCTATAGAATTTAACACATTTTTAAAATTATGCGGAAAAAAATTAAAGGAATTTGACAAATACTACTTATAAAGAAGGGAGTAATTTTCAATCATGAGAGAATACAATTTAAGCAGTTTAAGAGGAAAACAGATTTATAACATGGGTATCACTTGTTACGCAAAATGTCTTAAAACTCTTTACACTAATCCATCACGACAAAAGAAATTAGCTTATGAAAATTGTTTGAATGAATACTTGTCAGACGAAAATTCAGAATCTTTCGGCATAGGCAATGCAAATACTTTTGGATTTACCTGTTCATGGTTATCAGCAAAGAATGGTGAAGATGCGATGATAGTAAAGACAAAATCAAATGACTATTTAGTATGGTTAAACAGGTAGTACGACAGGCGGAAAGAGAGGTTCAAATCCTCTCCTACCATTCCACACAAAAAGTGTGAGATTAAAAGAAAACGAAAAAGGAGAAACAAAAATGGCAAGAGAAAGAATGGTAACAAGAACTGTATCAACAACGACTATAGAGGTATTAGTGGTAAACATTGAAACATCCGAGGTAGGAACAAAGTATTTCATTTTAGGTCAGAACATGACAAAAGACGAAAAAGCAATGTTAAAAGCTTCCCAGAAAATGATGAACTAGGAAGCACACAGCGAATCATGGAAATGCGTAGCAATAAAATCAATTAAGGAAGATGAAACCTTATATGGTATGCCCGAGTCAGAGTTTATCAAATACGCAAAAGTGTTACCGCCACGTTAAGTGGCTGGTAGCATACTAAAATATGGTTTGTAAGAATTGCGTAAAATAAGGAGAATAAATCATGAGAAAAATCATAGCTAATAATATTAAAAATTATTTGGGACGCAAGGTAAACGGTTCAGTTAAAATTCGTGACAATGGGAAAACGCTATTTATCAGAATTGTTTACAAAAGTTTTGAGTATAGTACAAAGGTTGAAAATTTAAGCACATTGGTACTAAATGGGTACACGTCTAATGATATTGGCTATAACATTTTGAAGGTATATGAACTTTTCTTACACGATGTATTTTTCAAATAATGTTCACAATTTGTTAATACTTTGTTCATATTTATCCAATATACTATAAGAGTAGTAAGGAACAGGACAAAAGCCATACTGATAATAGGGCGGTGAGATTCCGCCCAACCTCCTAGAAAGAGTGATGAAAAATGAAAAAAGACATATTTGAACAGCTTATATATTCAGAAAGTGCAAATCTAATAGAATGGGAACCAGCTTTGTCAAGTTGGATGAGGTACACATTTCGCTTAGAGAATGGGTTAAACGTGAGAGTTACAATAGATTCACCATTTTGCTATAATGAGTGTGATTTGCTTAACCTAATACATAAAGATGTGATACACGTTATGGATTTAATATTATGGTAGAACGTACTTAGGCGTTAAGCTAGGTTCAATTCCTAGCCACACCATTTCCGCAATAGTGCGGATAGCAAACAAGAAAAGGAGAAAAAATATTATGGCAAGAGAAAGAATGGTAACAAGAACAGTAATTGCAACTAAGGTGACAGCCCTCTGTCTCAACATTGAAACGGCAGAGCCGTTCAACAAAGACGTAACTCTTTCTGGTACATTCAAAGACAAACAGGCGGTTGAAAGAGTCGCTAAAAAGGTTATTGACAACGACACGGAAAAGTGCGTAACTGTTGTTGAATACCATGAGACTGAAACTTTATACGGAATGACAGAGCAGAAGTTTATCGAACTGGCAAAAGTGTTACCGCCTAGAGGGACATCTGAACAGGTTAATGAGTAAAAAATTAAACAGGAAAAGGAGAAAAAATAATGACAGGTTATTCAGTAAAAATCGAAGATAGTAGCAAGGAACTCACCAAAAAAGAACGAGTAATGTTTAAGGACACCAGTGACGCGAAGAAGTTGGACGAAATTATCACTACTGACGCGCTAATCATTGACCCTGATTTTTGGGTAATGCTCATGGTACACAATGAAAAATCCGATAACGTAGATTATCCAGTGTATATCATCGTTGATAAGAATGGTGATAAATACATTACAGGTTCAGAAGCTTTTTGGATTACATTCTCCGATATTTATGATGAAATGACGGCAGATGGTGATGACGAACCGTGGCAGTTAAAATGCTACAAACTTGAAAGCAAAAATTATAAAGGAAAACACTTTCTTACCTGTTCAGTAATCTAAACAAAATAAGCCCCCCACTTCAATAGGTGGGCGGGCTTTTTTCTATTAGAGAGGTAAAAATATGGCAAAAAAAGTTAGTAAAACTGTACAAGAATATAGGAAGCAAAGAAAACGTATTCAATCAACAATTAGTAGATTACGGAAAAAGGGTTATTTTCCAGCAATAAACATTCTTCCAGATATCCCAAAAAAGATAACACAAGGTTCAGTTCGCAGACTACAAAAAATAGACATAGAATATATATACAAGAAAAGTGTATATGTTGATATTGAAACAGGTGAATTATTAGAAGGAAAGAAGCCAAAGTCAAAAAGAAAAAAACAGACCCAAAATAAAACAGGTCAACAAAAAAATAAAACAGGCCAGCAAAAAGAAAGATACGCAGATTTCACTGATATGGTAATCCGAGAATACATAAATCAGATTTCAAGATTTCCAAAAAAGGTGGCAGAAATCGTATTGCGAAAGCTTGATGAAGCTATTAAGAAAAGTGGTAAGGATAATGTGGCTTATGCTTTGCAGTATAAAAATGAACATTTAAGTGAATACTTAAATAATGTAGCATTGTTCGGCGATAGCATACAAGCAATATTAGCCTACTGTGACGCAATGTTCGGGGATTTGCCTGGAATGGATGACGAGTCGAGGTTAGAAATAAGTGAAATAATTGATTCAGAATCTTATTCGGAGTAGGTGATTACCTTGCGAGTGAAAAAATACTCTTATTATATGGGAGATTTTGAAACCACAGTCTATCAAGGACAGACTCGAACAGATGTTTGGGCTAGTGCTATTGTACAACTTAATACCGAAAAGGTTGAAATCTTTCATAGTATAGACGATACATGGGAGTATTTAAAAGCCTTAAAAGGTAATATAGTTGTATATTACCATAACTTAAAGTTTGATGGTTCATTCTGGATTGATTATTTCATCAACAAGCTTGAAATGCCACAAGCTTACATAAAGCATAGTGAATTTGATTATGAATGGATGACTAATAAAGAAATGCCAAACGAAACCTTTAGATATAGCATATCTGATAGGGGGCAATGGTATTGTATTATAGTAAAAACTGGAAACAGGTTTATAGAAATAAGAGATTCACTTAAATTATTACCATTTTCTGTAAGAGAAATTGGTGAAAGCTTTGGCACTAAGCACCAGAAACTTGATATGGAATACACTGGTTTCAGATACCCTGGCTGTGCAATAACTGATAGCGAAAAAGAATATATAGCAAATGACGTTTTAGTTGTAAAAGAAGCATTAGAAATAATGTTTGAACAAGGCCACGACAAGTTAACAATAGGTTCATGTTGTTTGGAAGAATTTAAAAAGACTTACGACAAAGAAGATTATGAAATGTTCTTTCCTAATCTATATGAAATACTTATTGATAAAGAGTTATACGGTTACGATAACGCTGGTGATTATGTAAGAAAATCATATCGTGGCGGATGGTGCTATTTAGTAAAAGGAAAAGAGGGGCAAGTAAAAGGAAAAGGAACTACAGCAGACGTTAATTCCCTTTACCCATCAATGATGAGTAGTGAAAGCGGAAATAGATATCCTGTTGGAAAACCGTCATTTTGGAAAGGAGACTTTATACCAGAAAAAGCACTAAGAAATTATTACTTTGTACGTGTAAAATTTAGGTTTCAAATACGAAAAGGATACTTACCATTTATTCAAATTAAGGGAACATTTTTATATAAGGGTAATGAATCCCTTGAAACGTCAGACTTCTATTATAATGGCGAATGCTATAGTTATATGAAAATGCCTGATGGAAGTATAAAAGATTCATCAGTTATATTAACTCTAACATGTACAGACTTTGAGTTGATAAAAAAGCACTATGAATTGTACGACGTTGAAATACTAGATGGGTGCTGGTTTTACACTGAAATAGGAATTTTTGATAAGTACATAAATAAGTACAAGAAAATAAAAATGACTAGCAAAGGTGCAATACGAACACTAGCAAAGCTTTTTTTAAATAATCTGTACGGAAAAGAAGCGGCAAGCACTGATTCATCTTTCAAGATATGTTACATAAAAGATAATGGTGCTTTAGGTTTCCTAAGTGTAAAAGATAACAGTAAGAAGCCTGGTTACATTCCGTGTGGTTCTGCTATAACTAGCTATTCGAGGTGTTTCACAATAACAGCCGCACAGTTAAACTATCATGGTGTTAATGAGCGTGGTTTCATTTATGCGGATACTGACTCAATACATTGTGACTTAGAACCTGATGAAATAGTAGGAATAAGAGAGCATGATTCTGATTTTTGTTGCTGGAAACTGGAATCATGTTGGGATAAAGCAATTTTTACAAGGCAGAAAACATATATAGAGCATGTTGTTAGAGAAAACAGAAAAGCAGTTACACCATCATGGGACGTAAAATGTGCTGGAATGAGCCAAAAATGTAAAGACTTATTTATTGATTCTATTATCTACAATGAATGTGTTAATCTTAATAAGCCACGTAAAGCAAAGAGAATACTGAAAGGAAAAAATGATGAAGAAAAGATTTTCATTAAAGAAGAAAGAGGGTTAAATGATTTCAAAGTCGGGTTAAAAATTCCAGGAAAGTTAATGGCAAAAAGAATACAAGGTGGTGTCTTACTTGTAAACACAGATTATCAAATGAGGTGATTAAATGACAATAGAAGAATTGTATAACGTATTAGAAAAAGCTATAGATAGTGGAAAAGCAACTTTAAATAGCGATGTTTATTTCAGGCATGGTTATTCACAACGGTCAAGAATACCAATAATTGACCCAATATCTGAATCAGAAATTGATTCAGACGGTGATTTAATTTTAATAAGATAAATAATGAAAGAAGCTGGTAGATACATCTACCAGCCTTTCTTATATCTGTAACTGATGGTAACACATAGCGGTCAGCGAAACCGAAAACATTACATGGCAGTATCTCTCAACTGTGCTATCCATGCTAGTCAATGTGTTTGTCATCAGCAGATACCTAATAACTCAAAGCTTTTAATACAGCTTCTTTACATTTAAGGTCTTTAAACCTAAAGCACCCTTTTTCAAAATATACGCGTAATGTTGAAAGGAACATATCATTTCGTTTTAGCATTACATAGTTTATTTCATGGTCATTAGTTGTTACAGTTATTTTAAATCTAAAAGATGTATCGCTCTTATCATCAACATAGATACACCCAGCTTCAGCAAATTCTCTTACTCCATAATCAGTTCCATTGTACCTAAGAGTACAAAGATATTTCCCAGTGCCATTTGGCTTTTCGATAAATGCTTTGTTATCATTCAGATAAACGCACTGTGAAGAATAAGCAACATAAGAGTTTCGTGTGAACGCTTTATTGAAACCACTTTCACGTTGCGCTTGTGAAGCACTTTTAACAAATCCTTGTTCCAACACATACCCATCACCACGAAGAAATTTCGTGTCATCTCTTAATCGTTCACTTATTCCTAATTCTACATAATAAGGATTGATAATACTAACGGGGTTTCCAATCATATAGACTGGTAAATATCTAGCCTGTTTTCCATGACCTCTTGCAACGCTAGTGTGAATAGAAATGAACTTTCTTATTTCATCAGAACAATAATGATTTGTTTCACTCTGAAATTCATCAAATAACATACGTTCAACATCACTAAACAAATGGGAGTATTTCTTTAACTGGTCAGCACTGTTTAGAGAAATAGCATAACCACAGCTTTCCTCATTAAGAAACAGTTCGTGAAAAATACCAGAAGCTTTTCTCTTACTTGTCATAATATCGCCTTGAAAGAATAGTCCCTCAATGTCTTTGAACAGCTTATCTGCGCAGTCATCAAGTTCATAGTTGTAACGATAAATGAGCATAAATTTTTCTTTATTCTTTTTAAATTTATTTACAATTAATCGGTTAAAATATGTAGTCTTTCCAGCACTTCTATTACTGGTACAAATAAAGATTTCAGGTTTTGCACCATTAAGGTCTAACATGGACAGCAATTTCGTGCCATCATAATATTCACTCATGTATCAATCACCTCTTTTCACAATTTATTATAACATAGTTCTTGACAAAAATCAAGCGAAATGATATAATCAAATAAAAGTGAGGTGATGATAATGGATGCAAACGCAATCATTCAGATTGTGGGTTCTTTAGGGTTTCCCATCGTTATGTGCGGAGCTTTGTTCTGGAGACAGGTAAAATCAGACGAACAGCACAAAGAAGAAATGGATAAGCTTAGTGAAGCACTCAATAACAACACGCAAGCTATCATTAAGTTATCTGACAATCTCGATAAGGGGTGATAACATGAATGTAACAGCAGTAAACTTACCAGCAACAGTGAGTGCGGCATTGTTGGTTATTGCTGGGGAGTTTGGAAATGGCGAAGAACGCCAGACTAAACTCACAAAAGCTGGGTACAACTATAAAGAAGTACAGAAATGTGTGAATGAGTTGTTACCTATATTAAATAAGTATGCCTAATATTCAAGCTTCTTATAACTGGGCTATAGAAACATGTGCCGCACCAAATGTAGGATATTCACAGAAATATAGAAATCAAAGAATTGTAAATGGTATTACTTATTATGATTGTTCAAGTTTTATTTGGTACGCCTTAATAGCTGGTGGTTTCGAAGTTGTAAAAGAATTGGGAACGTGGCCATTTACCACTTCAACGATGGTAGGAGTATTAAGAAACTTAGGATTTACCAAACATTCTGCAAATGATGCGTGGATAGCTGGTGATATTTTAATTCGAAGTGGTCACACAGAGATGGCTTTTGATGGTACAAGAACAATGGGAGCGCACACCGATAAAGCTGCACTTGAACAACAGGTTTCCATTAATGCAAATAGTGGCAGAGGTTCATGGAATGAACTATGGAGATGGGAACAGGGTGCAACAAATGAATGGATAAAGGGAAACCGTTATCTTAGTATTGGTGAAATGCAAAACAATGCTTCAATTCATTTTGCAACATTATTATCCAAAGGTTGGACAGCAGAAGCAATATCTGGTATGCTGGGAAATGAACAGAAAGAATCTACCATTAATCCCGGAATTTACCAGAACTTAGATGCTTCACACGCTCAACCGTGGGGCTTCGGATTGGTTCAATGGACACCATGGACAACGTGGAGTGAGTGGGCAAGCGCTAACGGTTATTCCATGGATGATGGTTACGGTCAGCTTGAATGGATTGACAAGCAGACAGAACCAACAGGACAATGGATTCCAACAACGCAATATCCTGAAACATTCGCAGAGTTTAAGGTTAGTACGTTAACACCTGAATATTTAGCTGATTGTTTCTTGAAAAATTTTGAAAGACCAACTATAATAGACCAGCCAGACAGACAAGCAAACGCTAGATATTGGTATGAATGGTATAAAAACCAGTATGTTCCACCACCAAATCCACCTGAAAATGGTGGTGAGTGGAAACGGTCTATGCCAATCTGGTTTTATTTAAGAAAGGGGGGTTTATAATATGCCGTTTAAAGATGGTACTTACAAACATGACAATGGTTTTGTTATTACTGTTGTATCTGGTGTGATTATGATTAGTCCTAATCACCCACTTTCAATCAGGTTAGCAGAATTATTTGATGCAGAAAAATGGAAGGAGGTGAAATAATGGCTGTTTTAGAAAGAGATACCCTTATGAAACTATTAAGGGAACGTTTCGGAAATGATGAATCTGATGAGGCTATTTCTTTTATCGAAGACGTGGCAGATACCTTTGACAGTTTATCTGGTAATTCAGATGATAACGAAGATTGGAAAACAAAGTATGAAGAAAATGATGCTGCGTGGCGAAAGAAATACAGAGACAGATTCTTCGGAACAGGTGAAGAAGCAAAAGAGGAACAGGAAGAAGACGTAAAAGATGATTCAGAGTTAAAAACCTTTGACGAATTATTCAAAGAAAGAGAGGGTTAAGATATGCCTACTAAACCGACTATCAAAACATTAACAAATTCAAGCGTTGATATTTTGAATGTTATCAGAAACAACGCTACACAGAACTATAGAGATTATGTACCAAAAGCTACACCTGATGCTGATTCTATCAGAGAAATTGGTGCTATCATTATGGATTATCCGTCTTTACAGAATGAATTTCTCTCTGCGTTGGTTAATAGAATTGGTAGGGTGTTAATTACATCCAAAATGTATGACAATCCGTGGGCTGCGTTCAAGAAAGGGATGCTTGAATTTGGTGAAAGCATTGAGGAAATCTTTGTTAATATTGCAAAGCCTTTCCAGTTTGACCCTAGTGTAGCAGAAAGCAATTTGTTTAAACGTGAAATCCCTGATGTAAGAGCTGCATTTCACATTATGAACTACCAGAAATACTATAAAGCTACAATCAGTAATGACCAGTTAAGACAGGCTTTTCTCACGTGGCAGGGTATTACTGACTTAATTGCAAAGATTGTAGATGCAATGTATACTGGTGCAAACTATGACGAGTTTCTGACTATGAAGTACATGCTGGCACGACATATTCTTGACGGTCACATGTATCCGATTGCTATTCCTACTGTATCGTCAGAGAATATGAATGATATTGTATCAACTATTAAGGGACAGTCAAATGATTTCACGTTTCTTTCCAGTGATTACAACATTGCTGGTGTAGCAACTCATACACCTAAAGAAGACCAGTATGTCCTGATTAATGCAAAGTTTGATGCTAAGATGGATGTTGAGGTGTTAGCTTCTGCGTTCAACATGAGTAAAGCCGAATTTATCGGGCGTAGAGTGCTGGTTGACAGTTTTGGAAAACTGGATATTGAGAGACTGGCAATCCTGTTTGCGAATGACCCAACCTACAAAGAGCCTACGAGTGCAGAGTTAACAGCACTGGACAAAATTCCTGTTATCCTTGTAGACCGTGACTGGTTTATGATTTTCGATAATTACAATAACTTCACGGAACAGTACAATGGTGAAGGCCTTTATTGGAACTATTGGTATCATGTATGGAAAACATTTAGTGTTTCACCATTCGCTAATAACGCGCTCTTTGTGCCTGGTAATCCATCAGTAACTGGTGTAACAGTTACACCATCCACAGCTAACATGAGTGTAGGGCAGAGTATGCAGTTAACCGTTAATGTTGAAACTGACAATTTTGCACCACAGAGCGTAACATGGACTAGTGACAATGAGAATGTCACTGTGACCAACTCTGGAAAGGTAACAGTTAATAGTGGTGCTACAGGTACAGCTGTAATTACAGCAACTTCCACATATGATGCTACTAAGAATGGCACTTGCACAATCACTATTGCATGATAAATAATTCTATCCGTACCGTATAATCTTATGGTTATGCGGTGCGGATGAAAGGGATGAGAGATATGTATATTGTACCAAATTCTGTTATTCATATTTTACACAGGTGTCCTCTTGATAACACATATAGAGATACATTATATTTCACAAACAAGGCAACTCAAAGTGCTTATTTTTTAAGCTTAAATAAGTATACACTTAATAACTATACTTATGTAAGAAAAGAAAACGTATTAAGAGTTGAGGTTAGAAACGATAATCTGTATGACTGTAACTATATTATGTTTCAAAATACAGCGTTCGGAAATAAATGGTTCTACGCTTTCATTACAAATACAGAGTACATCAACAATGAAACATCAGCTATCACTTATGAGATTGATGTAATGCAGACATGGAAATTTGACTACACGATTCATCCATCCTTTGTAGAACGTGAACATACTTTATTAGATGAAATAGGCTCAAACTTAGTTCAGGACGACTTTGAAACTGGTGAATATATTTCAGATGATTTTGATGGCACTGGAAAAATGGGTGGATTTTCTATTGTAGTTGCCTCAACATTCGATTCAAACTATGATAATGTAGCTGGAGGCATGTACTCAAACATTTATAGCGGAATTACATACAACATATTTACAGATTATCAGAGTGTAAATGATTTCATTGATGGGGCTGTTTCACGAAATAAGGGTGACGGAATTGTATCTGTATTTATGATGCCTACATCCTTTGTATCAAATGCTGGTGAACCAGTAAAAGCTTACGATATTGAAAAAACAAAAAAGATTGACAATATTGATGGGTATGTACCTAAGAATAAGAAGTTGTTTACTTACCCTTATAACTTTCTGTACGTTACAAATTTAAACGGCAATAGTGCAGAATTTCGGTATGAGTATTTTACTGGCGATACTTGTAAATTTGGGCTAGTTGGTGATATGTCGTGTAATCCACAGATTATTTTATATCCGCAGAATTACAAGGGCGTAGTTGCTAACTATAACGAGAAAATGATTCTTGACGGCTTCCCCCAGTGTAGCTATAACACGGACAGTTTCAAGGCATGGTTGGCTCAAACTGGCGCAAGCAATATGGTAAATATTGCTGGAAGTGTTGGAAATGCAGCTATTAGTGCCACGGCTAACTCATATGCGGCTTCATTAGCTGGGGCAACAATGAGTACAACATTAGCTGGACCGTTAGCGGCTGTTGGGGCTGGTATGACTATTGCTGGTATTTTAGCAAGTGCTTATCAACATTCAACTATGCCACCTCAAGCCCATAATGGACAGGGAAACTCGGCTATGACTGCTTTAAGAATCAAAGATTTTGCATTCATGCACATGCACATTAAACGTGAATTTGCGGAAATCATAGATAATTATTGGAATGTGTATGGTTACCCATCACATAAAATTAAAGTACCGTATATTGCTTCTAGGCCGCACTGGAATTATGTTAAAACTGTAGGAGTTTGTATTACTGGTAGTATTCCTGTTGATGATTTAGCTAGAATTAAGCGTTGCTTCAATGATGGGATAACATTTTGGAAACACGGTAATGAGGTTGGTTCTTACCATTTAGATAATAGTATAGGTGGTGATAATAAATGAGTAGAAAACGTAAGACAACATTTTGGGAAAGCTCTTTGCTTAATAACAGAACATATCAACATTACTATAACAGGCTAAAAGAGTTAGCTATCAGTATGTTTGAATGGCAGAACTTGCCTGATACTGTAGATACTCGCTTTTTGGAACTTTCTTTGTTCTCAACTGGAATGGCTATATTCTTTAAAGATGATGAACTTGGTTATTTAGCGTTACAGACTATGATTGGCGGAAACCTTGATGTGTACAATGTACCAAAAATCAGAAAAGCTTATGCAACAAACGGATTCAATATGCCGTTATCAGAAAATGATAGTGTAATTATCTGGAACAATATGCTTAGAACAAATTGTTTAACTGATATTGAGTTATTCGCTAGACGATTGTATGAGTGTGACAGAACAATTGACGTGAATATCAAGGCACAGAAAACACCTCTTGCTATACTGTGTGACGATAACCAGCGGCTTACAATGAAAAACATGTATGCTCAATATGATGGCAATGAGCCTTTTATCTTTGGCTCTAAAGACCTTGACATAAAAAAGATTCAGGCCATTTCAACAGGTGCACCATTTGTAGCTGACAAAATCATGCAGACTAAAATTCAAATTTGGAACGAAGCTATGACATACTTAGGAATTTCTAATGTGAACTTTCAGAAAAAAGAACGACTGGTAACTGATGAAGTTACACGCAATATGGGCTCAACAGTATCATCTCGTTACACTAGACTTGAAATGAGAAAACAGGCTTGCAGACAAATCAATAAGATGTTTGGACTAAACATTAATGTTGAGTATCGTGAAGATATACAAGTAGTAGATTCAGAAGATGATGAGGAAGGAGGCGATAACAATGAGTAAATACACCACTGAAGTTAGATACATTTGTGAGGTGTCGTCTGGACTTGGTGAAAGCGTGGGATATTCAAATATTGGTATGGTTATTAAAAACTGTTTACCAAAAGTATTTGATTTTTATTTCCCTATCTTTGATGAAAACTATCGAAGCGTTTTGGAAACTAAAATCCTTAAACATTTCTATACTAGGGAAATTTGCGAGGAAACAGTTGGACTGTGGAAGTTGAGAATAGATACTAAGTTGAACGAGATAATGCCTTACTACAATAAGTTGTATAAGAGTGAATTATTAGAGTTTAACCCGTTGTACACTGTAAATCTTACTCGAACAACTAAAACTAATTTGGATAGTGAACGCAATGAAAATGAGAAATTAAATGATAATACATCCACTAGTAGAACCATTGAAAGTGAAGAAGAAGATGTTACTTCAATTAGTGGTAACAATACTGGTAGTGAAACTGCCACAAGTAATAATACAAATGTTGACTTGTATAGTGACACACCACAGGGTTCACTTACTGGTGTTGAAAATGAAAAATATCTAACTAATGCTAGAAAAATTAATGAGGGTAATACCGCAGCATCAGCCACAACTAATAATATTTCTTCTACAGGAAATGTTACAAGAACCAAAAGTGATACTGATGATGTAACTGGTAGTTTAAATAGAACTAGAGATAATACAAATACTTTGGCTAGTACCGAAAATTACTTGGAAAATGTTAGTGGCTATGAGGGTAAAGATGCTAGTGAGTTATTGTTAAAATATCGAGAAAGTTTTTTAAATATAGATATGATGATTATAAATGACTTAGAATGTTTATTTTTCCAGTTATGGTGATGAAAGGAGAATTTTATGGGTACAAATTTTACAACTATTGATACATTTAAGTTTTGGTGTCAAAAGATTTTACCTTTAGCTTATGATGATAGTTTAAGTTATTATGAAACTTTATGTAAATTGACTAGCACTTTGAATAAAGTAATTGAGAATGTTAATAATCTACCTGATTATATTGCAGAATTACTTTCTGATGTAAAGTTAAATGAAATTCTTAAAACTTTGCTTAATACATTAGAAGAACAGATTGCTAGTGCTAATGAAAAAAATAGTGAAACTGCTACTGATGATAGAAATGTTGGTGATTACGTTTGGCTTAATGGACTGTTATATAGAGTCATTAAGCAAGTTGATACTGGTGATAAATATGTTGTAAATAGTAACATCGAAAAAATTACTATTGAATCCAGCTTAAAGGGGTTAGAAAAAACTATTGCTAGTTACATTGAAGTGAACCAGACAAATGCTAGTAAAAATATCACTAAGGATGAATTAGTGTGGTTTAAGAATATGTTAATACAGGCTACTAAGAACATTACAGTTGGAACTTCTTATGTAGAAAATGTTAATTATATTGTTGTTACTATTGAACAGTTAATTAAAAATGAAAAAACAGCCAGAGAAAATAATGATAATACCATCCTACAGAAAATTGAGGATGAATCTAATGCTAGAAAAAACGCTGATGAGGGATTACAAAGTAATATCGATAATGAAATTAACGCTAGAAAGACTGCGGATGATGTGTTACAAAGTAATATCGATAATGAAATTAACGCTAGAAAGGCTGCGGATGAAGGGTTACAAAATAATATAAACGTAGAAGCCACAAATAGAGAAAACACGGATAATGCAATTAACTCAAAAATAAATACGACCTTTTGGTATAATAAAAAAATTCTTGTTTGTGGTGATTCAATATCTGATGAAATCAATGTTGAAGCAAATAATTGGGTTAAAGTATTCAGAGATTTAGTAACACCATTTGGTGCTACAGTTAAAAACATATCGTTATCTGGTATGTCAATGACAGAAACGCCAAATAGAGTTGCAAGTGAAGTACCAAATGACGCAAGCTATGATATTGTAATTATGTTTTTAGGCACTAATGATTTCAACGGTCAACACCCTATGGGAAATTATGGTGATAAATGGACTGTAAATTTTTCAGATGCAATTAGACAAACTTTTGAGACGTTATCATATAAAATTAATAGAACAGCTTCATGGTTTTGGATAACACCATTATACAGAAAATTATCTACTGTAAACGCCGCAGAATACCCTATTTCGTTAGATTGTTATAGAGCTTCAATTAAAGGCTTTGCTAAAAAATGGGGGTGTAACATTATAAATGGGGATAAATTTCCTAACTTATCAGAGTTTACGGATTCAATCTATTTATCAGATGGACTACACCCAACTACAGAATATTATAAAATAATGGGTTATCACATTAAAAATGTTATAGAATCGGGCGGTGAAGATTCATATAATGTACTTTCAAGGGTTAGACTTGAAAACGCTAATCTTCATTATTATTTTGAAGATGAAAAAATGGTTATTGATTATCACAATGAGAGTGAAAGCTTTGACGGTACAAATTCATATAAGATATTAAATTTAAGTCCTTTGCCTGTTTCTTTATTATCTACTTATAACGCTGAAAAACATATATGGTTTGATGCAACTTTATTAATGAGTGGTGCAGTATATAAAGGATTTGCGTATATTGGTAATAATTCAATAACGGTTAGTTTTTCATCAACAATTCCACAAGGTACTGGTGCACTTGATTTTAAAATGGAAATCCAGCCAGTATGGTGTAATATTGCGGCTACCATTTAATCAAAAATAATATAACCATAAGTTCAGGCAACTATCAAATATTAGCATAGTTGCCTGAACTTTATTGTGCCTAAAATAATAAAAATGATATGTCTCTGATTTCGTTAAAGGGGCAAAA